TCGACCCTGACGACCCTTGATGACGTTCGATTCGTCCCTTTTTACGTCGCTTTTTACGTCCACCTGTCCGGATGCCAACGCCCATAGATCGCTGGTCACCAGCAGATAGCTTTGCTTGGCGACGCTTTCGGTGTTTTTGATCTTTTTGGCATCTAGTGGCTATCGTCGCCGCTAATGATTACGATGCGGACATCGCATCATTTCGGTTTCTTTCGCTCGGGGAATTTGTAATGGCTTGGAAAGTTTATTTGCCGTCTGGTACGGTGGAGGTTGGGTCAGCGGATCTAAAACGCATGGCGGCCAACGGCGAGATTGAGAAGTCGACGATTGTTGAGTCGACGACGAATAAGGTCAGGACTCAAGCCTCTGGGATTGCTGGATTGGTCTTTGGGGAGCCACCTAAGCAAGAGCTGGAGTCATACGACTTGCCAGCAGTCGAGGTTCCAGATTCGCCACCGCCGCTGTGGAATCCTCCCGAGGATCGTCGAGCTGCGTTCCAGGACGCTCCGTGGGCTGCAAGTAAACCTGTCGCACCTCCAAGATCGACATTTGGAGCTTTATTCGATGCGTCCTTTCAGTCAATGTGGACTCCGGCATTGCTGGGTATGGTGTGGATCACTTGGCTTCTGTTCGCGATTCTGGGATTTGTTGCGTCGCTGTTCCTGGCGGCAGGGACCGGAATGGATGCCAACGGAGTGATGATGGTCGTCGCGTCCATTTTGACAAGCATTCTTGCAACAATCGCAGTCCGCGTCACGCTTGAGACCATTGCCGTGATCTTCAAAATTTGCGAGTATCTGAAGAACATCAACGATCGCGGATGATTAAAACTGACGTAGGAGCAAAACAGCTATGCCTCTTGGATTCGTAGTAAAAGCAACTGGTGATAAGACTATCGATTTTTCAGTGCAGGCCACCAGGGAGCAGCTTCATGAACTAATACAGCATTCGCATGGCAAAATCTTTGAACTGTGTATTCGGTCATGGGAGCAAAACAGCAACGATGACACGGATAACGGAATTTTGGCTTTTAGCCTATGTCCCGGAAACGGAGTCGTATGGTATGAAGATCAAAAACTAGCTAGCTCTTCCGATAGCCAATCCGCCACAACGCCCTAGCGATGTCCGTGGCGGTTTCCTCGATGGCACTCTCGTCGAGATCCCAGTGGCATGCGTGGAGCATCTCGTGGATTAGCGTGTCTAGCTCCAACTCGCCGCGTAGCGTGCTGCGAACAGTGATGGTCTTGCTGGCAGGATCGCAAAGGCCATCGTTGCCTAGGCCTGGATTGCCTCGGTGGAGAGTCCAATATCTGCCTCTGAGTCGCATTCGCATCATGCACCTCTTAGACGCAAAGCTTCCGTAAGTTTTCTGATGTCGTCGGTCGATGCGTATTGAGTAAGGATCTCAATTGCGAAACTAACCTTGTCTGGAATCCTTTGCCCTTTTGGTTGCCTAGTAGACCACAACTCAAGATTTGCGATTCGATTGTCGGCACGGTCGCCATTCAAATGATGAACGGTTTCATGTTTATCCAATGGTCTATTAAGATAATTCTCCATTACCACCAAATGCTCATAAACATAGCCTCTTTTATTGGCGCGATTGTGTTCAGGTTTAAGCAATCGCACATAACCGTCGTCAATTGACTTGCCACCTTTCCAATTGTATCGTCTGTCGCCACGTCGATTTCTGGCCTGGTCCGCAGCAAAGCAACCGCAACTACTAGTCCATCCTGTTTGAAGTTTATTCGCAGTGGTTTTGGTTTCTCCACCGCATTCACATTTGCAACGCCACCTCCAGGCGTTATTTACACGAACTTTTTCGACAACTGTTAGGCGTCCAAACTTCTGCCCGAGGATCATGCTATCTGGAGTTGGCTTCGATTTCTTACGCAGTTCTAACTTCACCATTTTTTGCAATCCTCATATTTCTGACGTTAAATGTCTTGTCTTTGGATATTTCCACGAAAGCAAATCCGTGATTCCAACGGTTTATTTTCGCGTACTCTGGCACTAAATTACAAAGACAACCAGTGGACCATATAAATTGTTCCGAGTGCCACATGTCTGTGTCTGCGTGGGATGAAGTCTGATGAGAGTGACCGACCAGGACGGTGTGATGCGTGCGAAGGAACGCTCCGCGAGCTGGGTTGACTGGCGAGAAGATCGATTTGCCTAGCTCATGGCCGTGGAGCACTGGGAGCTTGCCTAGCATGATCGGACGCTGGTCACCGATCACCTCGATGCCGAACTGTTTGGCTTTGACTAGTTCATCGATGCGGACGTTGGCGAGGTCGTAGATTTCTGGTGCTCGGTTCCACACGAAATGATCCCAGCGTTCTTCGTGATTGCCTAGTTTGTAGACGATCCTGGCTTTTGGGAATTGGTGCCGCAGCCATTCTAGGCCAGAGATAACGGCCTTGAGTTCCTCGCTGAATCGTCGGTGATGCGGATCGCGTTGGTGGCGGCTGACCTGGTAGAAGTCGGCAAAGTCGCCGTTGATGAGCAAGCAGTCGGGTGATTGCTTCTTCAACTCCTTCACCGCAGCTGCGAACGCGATCTCGTCATGGTAGGGAATGTGCACATCGCTGAGAATTGCCACACGCTTGGCGTCGATTTCAACCGACTCCCATGCTGTCGAAAGGCTCGGCGGCATAGATGGCACCGTACCTGCAACGCCCTTTTTTCGTGGCTGCGTGGCGGTTTTATTCTTGCGTGTACCGAGTGCACCGCGAATCGCTCTGATCATGCTGCGAGCATTTTCTACGGTTGCAAAGCTGTTGGGACGTTCGGCCTTGGCTCGTTTGGCGAGGCCAAGATTTGGAGCGTCTGGAAATTTGCGGCAAAGTTCCTCCAAATAGAGGCGAGCGGAAGTGTAAGGTAACCCGGGTTTATTTCCTGGTTTCTTTTTCGCCATCTCAATCCGTCCGTGTTTAGGTGTCGAGTGCCAAAAACCTCTGCCAGCGAGTTGCCATAGCGTCCGCTGTGTATTCGCTGAGATCGATGCTGCATGCTGTAGCGGTTTCTATAGCATGTGCTATAGACGATGCGTCTGCGTCCACGTCAATGATCGATGGTCCAAAGTCCCCGTGACGCTCTGCCAGGTCGTTGATAATTCCTAGATTGGTCGAGACAACTGGCAAGCCAAAGTGCATCGCCTCAACGACGGACAGTCCGAACCCTTCACTGGATGGAACGGTTGCGAAGACGTCGATGGCGTTTAGAAAGTTGCCGATCTGCTCGATTGGTTCCAGCATGCGGACGCGATCACTGACTCCAAGGTCGATGGCAATCTGCCGCACTCGCTCGGCATGCTTGGTGAGCCAACCGCAGAGGACTAAATACGATCTATCCATCTTCGCAATGGCCTGAACTAACAGCTCGCAGCGTTTCTCGGTGGCGATGCGTCCGGTGTAACCGACTACGAAAGCGTCCTTGGGAATCTCAAGACGGAGCCGCATTTCCTCCCGGGTGATCGTCGAAATTAGACGTTCGGTCTCGATGCCGTTCTCGATGGTCTCGCATGGCCGGCCCGTCCACTGTGTAATGTGCTCGGAGACGACCCTGGAGACTCCAACAAGGCGACGACAGACGCCGTGAGAACTCATGACCCAGTCGCGTGTCCAGTCGCAGTATCCGTGAGCCAGAAGGATTAAATTGGAATCCAGGATCGGTGCCGCTTTTGGAACGCAGCTCATGATGATCGGAACTCCATGCTTTGCCGCGTCGAGTAAACGGACTCGCGGAGACATACCAAGCAGCGTGTCAGCAATGCTTTGGTCTCCGATGTTTCCGTGAACGATGGTTCCAAAGGATCGAAGTCGATTTGCCATCGAGATCGACCAACGCTCTAAACCGCCAAAGTGAATCGGTTGCCAGAGTGCAAAGTCGGATCGCCATAGTCGAAGTGCGTCGCTGATTGCGATTTGCGGGTACCGCTTCCGCTCGTTGTCAAGTTTTGCGTTAACCTCGTTGTGAACGTCAACCGTCCAGCCAAAGAAGTCGTCGGGAGTCTCGAAGCGTGGTGGCAAACGTTCTTTGATCTGGCGATAGCCTTCTTCGCACTTGCAATAGCGTGGAATGGTGCGTTCCCATCGCTCAAGCCACTCCGGATCGTTGCCGCGGTATCTGTGCAGGTGAAACCAGGGGTTTTGAGCAAACCAAGCAAACGCTCGATTCTGCTGCTGAACGATCGGCTTGGATTCCGATGTTCTCAATTCTGGATTGTCAAAATGAACACCGACTCGCATGGTTTCCTGCTAGGTGAGAGTCACTACGACCGTAGGGAAGGGGATGCAAACCTCGTCGGTCGGCTCAATCTGCTTGGTAAAGTTAACGGCGAACGTGTAACTATCGACCGTCGCCACCTTCATTTGATAGACGGGGACTATGGGATCGGCACCAGAAAAATAGCAATCAATGCAGTCCCACCAGTTGCATTCGTTCTGTTCGTCCGAAGGCGGACCAGGATAGATTGGGTTGTCGCATGTTTCGCAATCCTGAAGCCATCTTCCGGGTGCATAATTTTCCCAGAATAGATTGTGGCAGACGCTCGTCTCGATCATGAATGGATTGTTGACGACGTTGAATGTCTGCATGATTCCGTCCTCAGTAAACCTGGACTCGGAGTGCGTCCTGTCGGTTTCGCGAGGCTCGCAGGAACATGGGTATCCACCGCTGAACTTTGCACAAACATCGCATTCAATCCCGATGTTGAAACAGAACTGGCAGTTATAGAGATAGCCAATGCTGCGAATCGTTCCACCTGTCTCAGTATCGAGACCAGCACCGATGGGATAAAAGCAAAGGGAGTCCACGCCCTCAATACATGTTTCTAGATTGCATTCGTTGACGTCTGCGTCAGTAAATGTGATAGTCGTCGGTATGTCGTCGGCGGTGTCGTAAACTTTGTAACGCAGAAGCCAGTACGATACCTCAGCACCAAATTCCACGTCCTCGTTGCAATCGAACGCCGAGTCGTGGGTTGCTTTTGTCGTGGTGCACTCAATCCCAGGAATTGGCGATGGAGGAAATCCGCTGTTGAAATCGTATCCCTGAATGTTTTGCTCGCAGCATGTGGATTGGGCACTCATGCTGGCGGTCTTTGTAAACGATGACCAGCTACCGGCACCGTGAGCAGCTCGGACCTCTACGGCACACTCGACGACATATTTGCATTCGATCGCACCGCCATACTCGCACGTCATGTTGGCTTTGTAGATCGATACCTTGGTTTCTCCATAAGCCCAGCGGACTGCAATCCATCGCTGAGAAATTAGTTCAATAGCACGATTGACGGTTCCGCAGTTGTAGACATCGTCGCAGTAGTCCGCCGCACTGGCGTTCGGTTCGTCGTAGAAGAACGTGCAAAACACGTCTCCCTGTTGGTAGGTGCCTGGCGGATCCAGCACGTACTTTTTCGACTTGATCATCTTTGATGAGACCTGGATTGTCTCATTGATGTAGCGTTCCGCGACTAGAAGTGTGTCGCAGGTGTAGTAAATGGTGTCGTCGGTTGCTGTTGCTGTGTGGCAACACCCATTCGAAACAAACGAAACGGGATCGGTTTCACCTCCGCGAACAATGGTAACTCCCGTGGCGATTTCTGCGAGTTCGGAGGCGTCCATGCAGCACGGCGAACAGTTGCATGATCCAAAGCAGCCCATTTAGCAAATCTCCACAGCGACCCATTTCGCATCGACTGGAAATATCAACACGATCGCATTGGCACTGATCGGTGTCGATGTCGGTGCCCATGCGGTATAGGTGATTGTTCCTGGACTCCAGTTTCCGGAGCTCGGAAGCCTGGCTGTCACGGTACCGCTGCTGTTGCCGGCGATACCAAGCGATCCAGCAGTTGCGAGCAATGGCGTTTCGCAGGCAATCACTCGAGTGACGTTTGTAGCAATGTCGTCTGAGCCGATGACGGTGAACAAACATCCTTTCTCGAGCTCAAACGTGTTTGGTTTCGGTCCAAGCCTAGTTCCGGTCGCAAACGAGACTCCACCGTTCAATGCCCGGAAAATCGGTCCACGTTGAGCAATGCCAGTGTCGCCTGGCTCGACCTCGTTTGGACCATTGACCAAGAACGGACCCATCACCGAGTTGGTATAGTCAAACGGACGATCGATGGCGATGTAGTTTTGGTATCCGATTTCCTCGGTGTCGTTCATTTGAACTACACCGTAAGCCGGAACCGTATGGCTCGTCCGGTTCACAAAATAGATCGGCGGATCGATCGACGGACGCATGTCTGTCTTCATGGCATCGATTCCTCGCTCGAAGGCGAGAACCGCCTGCCAGATTCGCTGTGCCTTTTCAGGGCTGAATGCTGCGATCTCAACCGATGACATCAATTAACCTCGCGTGTCGCAAAGCAGTGATACCTTGTAAACGGCTGGAGTAACCGCAGTGGCCGTTGCTGCGTCGTTGCACGCAATCGACATGCGGACCTCGAGAAGCTTTCCAGCCAGACTCGATCCAGTGACGGTAAAATCGTAGTTTGCCGCGGTGAGCGAGTTCATGCTCGTCGCGGAGGTGGTCACTAAGTCAGAACCAGGCGATCCAGACGTTCCTGCATACGCTTCGAAGTCGATCGTGCACGAGGTGTCAGCAACGGTCGTTTCCATCTTTGCGTTGGCTCGGATTTGAATTGTCTGGCCGTTTTCGAAGTTGGGAGGAACGGGCACGGAAAAGTAGATGCGTCGGGTTGTTGCACCCAGTGCCTTGAGATCGCCGGCAGTGATCCGAACTGGGTTCGTGCCCCATGTGCCGGTCACCAAGCCGAGATCGTCCGCGGACGCGGCCGAGACAGGATTGGAAGCGACAGCGTCCCAGACGCGAAACGCTGACACAGGAACGACGTACTCGGCGAGGACTCGCTGAGCCATCTTGGTCGGATCGATGTTTGCATTCGCTGCGATGTCGACATCGTTGATGGAGGAATCAGGAAGGATAATGGTGACGTTTTGTACGGTTGCCATGTTAGATCAGTCCTAGTGCGGAATAAGGAAGTGAGTCGTACAGTTTGAACTCAAGCCAATGGGCGATTTGCTGCTCGCCGTCGGCAGGTGGTTCGAGCCGGTAGCCGGAAGAATCAAGCAATATCTTTCGCGTCATCGGTTCTTTGTTCCCGTCGACGGCACGAACAATCCTCGTGTCGTTTGGCCCACTTAGTTCGATTCGCTCGTAATAGCCTTCGTGCCGAACTCTGGCATACCATGCTTTTTCAGCAGTGGTTCGGTATGGGAATCGGAATCGGATTTGTGCACTGATCTCCCAATAGCCTCCGGTCTCTCCGAAGACGTTGGAAGCGGAAAGCTTCATGAGTTTTGCGGTTCCTGGAGGCCATCCCAAAAACAGATCGGAATTGACCGATCGGCGGTAGCGTGCCTGGACGTACGGCGAGAACGACATCATGTTCCGTTTGATTGAAACCGTTTGGTCTGGGATCAGAGCCTTTACTCCTTCAATGGGCTCAAAGTTTGCCGTTTGAATGGGGTTTCCGTCCCAGTCCTCATCGATCTCTTCCTCGCTCTCAACATCGTCCCAGTCGATTCGAGGCGGTGCAAAGATGGGATTGTTAGGTGATTCGGGATCGGAATCGTCCGGTGCAATCTCGCCGTTGTAATCGATGGTCACTACCCAAAGGATCGGAGACACTCGTTCGACAGATGCACCATCCGCATAGACAAATGGGAACGCGTCGCTAAATGGTGATCCAGCGGCTGGAATGCCATTGGCCTGAAACACGTCCCACTCGACCGCATCTGGGGTCGTGAGAACCTGATAGGCTCGCTGAAGCTTGGTAGTGAGCTTGCGAAAGTTATCGGTCAGGCGAACGTCGAACGTCGGCTTGGACCACATTTCGGTGACTTCGAGTGCTGCCATTACTTGATCACCTGCAATTCTATCTTTGGAGAGTTGTCGGTTTTTGATGGCTCAAGCTTTTTGATGGCCTCTTCGACTTTGGCGAGCTGTTCAACCGTAAGCTTGGTGTTTTCGACGATCTTCTGCTGGGTGTCCTCTTTCGGTCCACGCGTCAGTAGTCGAGACTCAACTGCGGTGTTGGTCGTTTGCTCGATGGGCTTTTTGTTCTTATCCTTGTCCTTTGCAGCATCCATTGCGGCCTGAGCTGCGGCGATCGCCTCGGCTGTCCCCTGATCGAGCCCCTGCTGCTGAAGTCGGAATGCGTGAGCAGCCTGTTCCCCCTGCTCAATGGCGATCTTTTGTTCTTGAAGTCGCTCAAGTTCGCTTTTGCGAAGGTCGTCTAGTTTCTGGATGCGTGCTTTTTCTTCCTCGTCGGCCTTCTTTTTGGCGTCTGCTTTTTCCTTTTCGAGATCCACCATCTTTTGAAGGTTGATAATGATTTGTGCGTCTTGAGCGGTGGCTCCCTCGGCGAGTAGCTGAGCCTTTTTTGCCTCGAGCGATCCCATCGTCAGTTCGTCGTACTGGGCTCGCAGTGCTTTCATCTGAGATAGCGAGTTTGCACTGATCTGCTTTCGCTTGGACTCGGCTTCGTCCTCGGCCTGTTGCTTGGCTTTGATCGCCGCTATTTCTAATGCACGTTCGCCATAGATTTTCCCAATCTCAATCTTTTGCTGACGCATCTTGTCGATCAACTCGACATCGGCAGCAATCTCATCCTCTTTCGCTTGAATGTTTCGCCCGCGTTCGCCAGTGATGCGGCCTACGGCGTTCGTCGCGGCCTTCATCTTGTCAAGTTGCGAAATGGATCGACCGTATCGAGCCTCCACCGTCGCAAGGTTGTTACTGATTGCGTCAAACATTTGCTTGGCAGCAGCCGCTTGCTCGTCAGGGTTTTTGATGAGCTGGAGATCCTGCATATCCTCTGCAAAGCGAAGGTCTTTGATTTGATTCCCAGCGTCGCGCAATTCTTGGATGCGTGCTCGAGATTGCTCAAGCATGCGGTTCCATTTGTCAGTCTGAAAGATCGCGTTGCCGATCGCCTGACCGACATTGAATGACAACGTTGCAACCAAACCAACAAGCCCAGCCTTGAACGCTAACGCTCCGCTACCTCCAGCCTTTTGCATCTCGGAAAACTGACCAAGCTTTTCGGTGACGCCTGCTAATTGTCCAGCGTAGGACGCGATCTCTGTCCCGCCGAGCTGACCGGCGAGGACGCCGATGAACTCGGTCGAGGCTTTCGCCTTGGCTCCGGTATCCTTGACGGCTTTGATGTTTTGATCGATGGCTTGAGCTGCGGCGGCGACTTTGGCGGACGCCTTGTCCTCGGCTTCGATCAAAATGCTGACGGATTCGCTAGCCATTAAGATCCTCCGATCGAATCATCGATTCGTCATGCTCGAGGAACTTTTGAGCGTCGACGAACCAGACAGACTGATCGAGTGCACCGCCAGAGACAGGCGGGAGCCCTTGCTTGTACAGATCGCACAACGCCACAGCGTCCGCGATCGGTCGGCAGTATTTATTTGGGCATCCAATCACTCTGATGGTTCCTTGTGCACACTCGGTGCACCCTGAGCCATTGCACTCAGGGCACTCAAGCTCGATGGGTTCTGTGTCGGTTCCGAGATCCACGCATTCCTTGTTGCTGCAATGACGACACAGCTTGCCATGCCGAATCAAAGCAGCAACTCGCATCATTTTTTTTCGTCGCCACTCATTTTCTGGTTGTAGGCAATCTTGCGGAGTAGCTCCGTCGCCTCGTTGTAGTTGAGGATGTCCTCGATTTTGTCAGTGGCGAAATCAATTGCCATGTTTCGCCATCCGACAAGGCATCGCTCAAGCTGGGCAATCGTCGCGTCAAAGACCTGGGAAACGGTGACTCCGTCGACGTGTAGCATGTCTATCGCCTCCATGATCTTTCGCTGGCCTCGCATCGACTGCGACTTGACCAGGAAAACAGGACGGGTTGCGATCGGTTTTTCTTTGTCGATCTCTAGCGAGACCTCAAAAGTCTGATCGGGTTCAAGAAAAATAGGCATCATCCCTCCAAGGATTGAAAACTAGGTTGCAGCCGTGAACGTCATCGATACCTCTTGATCGGCGGTCGATCCGTTTCGGTTGCATTGCCAGGTGATGTCGTCGACCACCATCCGCTCTCGATCTCCCTCAGAGATAGAGGTGATTTGTGCTTTTGGTGCTGCGACGGTGATCTTGCTATTGGTTGGTCCGTCGATGTCAAACGTCAATGCGTGCTCGCTGAGATCAAGGAGTTTTCCATAGCGATCCTGGGTCGCGACAAGCTTCGATTCTGGGTTGCCCGTGATGGTGACCATCCGATTAGTGACGAGTGCGGCCTTGAATCCGGAAACGGTGCCCGAGTCCTCGCGGAGGATTACGGTGTTTCCGCTGTCGAGAACGAAGCTTTCGATAAATAGCTCAACGCTGTTCCATGTGGTCGTCGATGTCGCGAACCGGAGCGGTGAATCGGTGGAGTAGGTCGGAGCCAAGATGGCGGTGTCGGTCGGATTGCTCCAAATCCCTGAAAACTCAAACTCCATGAATGCGGTCTTGCCAGTTGGGCAGTTAAGTTTGAATGTGCCCATGCAGCCGGCGAGAAGCTTTCGCATGCCGTCGATGTAGACGCCCATTGTGAGCGTCTTAACGTTGGTTCCTGGTGCTTCGGATCGCGGCGTAAACACCTGACCGCTTTTGACCCATCCGCACGCCGGAAGGAATGTATCGGCCCACACAGGCTCGGTCGCGGTGCCGTCCCAAGACACGTCATGCTTGAATGTGATCTTTCCTTTGTAACCACCAGGAACACTGGCTCGCATGCCAAACGATCCCTGGCCCTCTCGCTGTTCCATTTCGGTTTCGGTCTGAATCATGACGTCGTAGGCGTTGAACGTCGCATCGGCAGCGGCGAGAGTCTCGGCGGTTCCGGGAGTGGTTTCGATTTTGGCGGCGAGGACTCGTTTTCTCTTGAGCAATGTCATTTAGTTGGCTCCCAGGTCTGGAGATGTTCGGAGTTTGATTTTTCCCGCTGCGGCCAAGGTGACCTCGCGTAGTCGTCGTTTGATTTCGATGGGGAGTCGTTCGGCAGCGACTCGAGTAGCGGCCTGTGGAACCTGAGCCTTTACGAAATAGTCGCCAGGACTCATGCCAAACATCTTCCGCATGTTGCGGCTGCCGTCGGCTCGCTGGTACACATTTCCTCCCCATTGGCGGACAATGAATCCGTCGAGGATTGAGGTCCAGCCACCGCCAACTTCGGACTTGTAGCGAACTCCGGAACGGATCCGCTTGCCCTTCTTGGTCTTTCCGTACTCGTAGGCTTCCTGCCATCGAAGCGGGAATGGATGTCCCTTCCAGAGCTTGATGGAGACGCGTGCGTTGTCGGGTGTGGCGTTGTTCTTGCGGATGACCGCTTTCTTGAGTGTGGCGGCTTTTGTGTAGGACTTGGATGTGTTTTTGTTGGTTGAGTGGAGTTTGAAGTTGACGATTTTTCCAAGTCGCTTCGCAGCCTCGACGCCAACGCTTTTTGCGGTTCGGTTGACGGCGGTGGCGAGATGGCGATTGAGATGTCCGCCGAAATCACCCAAGCTTTTCTTGAGCTCGGCAAGTGCGTTTTGGTCGACGTCGATCTGAAAGCTAAAGTCGCTCATGCTCGCACCTCTGTTGGGTCGTCCTCGTCGGTGCGGTAGGTAATGGCAATCGGCACATTAACGCCATCGATCCCACCATCTGCGGAAACGTACTCCGGGCTTTTCCATTGAGCGTCGACTGCAAGTCCGCCAAAGGTGTGCCAGGTGGAGGAACCACTGCACACGGCTCTGACAACGTCGGCATGGAACATGTTGAGCATTTCGTCAATCGTTTCCGCTTGTCGCTCGCTGGGTAGGAGATGGCATCGGATTTGATAGGTTTGGCGGTATGCAGTGGCAGGCGGATTGCCTGGTCGCATCAATTCTTCGACGATCTCAGGCTGTCCTTGAACCAGAACAATCTGGCGGTCGCGTGGTGTCCAATCGATGGATCGCGTAGGACGGATGACCTCGCAAACGTCGATCGGATAGGTGGCGGTGTCTCCGATCATCGCTTCGAGTCGCCCCTTTAGGACCAGTGATATTTGTTCGTTGAGTGCTAGCGGCATTCGAGAACCAACATCCCCTCGTCGTGCGACATGAGCTTGGTGATCGTGCGTCGTTCTGGTTTGCGTCCGACTCGGACGGCGAACGCAATTGCGTCGCCGCCCAGGTCGAGTTCTTCGCTAGAGATGCCTTCGGTGATGTCGTTAGAGACGTGGACCTCAAAGACTGGCGTGATGGTGTCGCTGTCCTCTGGAAGGATCGCTAATGCGTCACGAACCACAACGGCGTTGATGGATCTCGCCTTGCCTGTTCGCTTGTAATAGACGACAGGCTCGGCGAAATCATTGACGCTCGTAAATAGGGTCGTTGCATCGTCTCTAATGACATCGTGCAAGGTCATCGTTTATCGCTTGCACTCCACGGCAACGTAGTCGATGGTGACGCTGTTGACGTTGGTCGATGCAGTTTTGCTGATCTGCACGAATGGCTGAAGCGATGAAGTCGCAGCGGCCATTGTAAAGGTCGTCGATGACGCAACACGCTGGCCGTCGACGTAAAACTTGACGTCGGACTTGCCGCCAGTGAAGTCGATGACGAACTCGCGGTACGTGGCGACGAGCGATAGGCCAGTTGCCTTGTCGTCGTTGTCAGTGGTTCCGTCGTCGGACTCGCAAACGATCGCGTTTGATCCAGCAAGCTTGAATTGAGCATTGTTGGCAGTCGCGTCGGTGTCGTCGTTGCGTGCGGATTGCAAGCCGAACGCCAAGGTTGTCGCAGCGTTGAGCGTCGCAACGGTTTTGACGATGAAGATCGCTCGCTGGATGTTGTCGATGTCAAAGCAAAGCTTGTCACCGAAATCCAAGCAAACGTTTTGCACTTCGTTAGCACTGTCGAAAGTCAGTGCGATCTCTCCGGTAGCCGACGGGCTGACCGAAGCATACGTTGGAGTGCCGCTCGACGAGGTGTCGGTAACCTTCCAGTTGCCTTCACCGACCGTTGCGGTAAACGTTCTTCCGCCGAAGAAGTCATCTTCGAATTTTGCGTGATTTACGAATCCAGCCATGTTTTTAAGTTCCGTGTTTTTAGTTTGTTTTGAATCAGAGAATGCCCCTGAGCCGAAGCTCAGGGGCGTCAGTTGTCAGAAGTCAAATTAGGTGCGGTTTCCGAAGATACCGCGGTGATCGATGACGGCAGCAGCCATCGTTTGACGCACGTAGTAGTGGTAGGTGTCGTTGTCCTTGTTCCATTCGCTTTCGAGGACAGGGGACTCTTCACCGTTGAGGAAGGTGATTTCCACGGTGTCGATCTGCGAGTTGTCGGCGATCGCGTACCAGTTGGTAGCACTGTTCGCATCAAGCAACGCGGTCGAAACGACTTGGAGCGGTCGAACGCCGTTGACTCCATAGATGTTGACGACGCCTTCGTTGCCGTTGCTCTGTGCGTACGAGGCACTATTGACCAGCTCCAATGCGGTCGCAGCGTAGGCTTGCGGAACGAGAAGCGTTCGGGGGCTGAGGTTCAAATAGACGTCGCTGCTCAAACCTTTTTGAAGTGCCATCAACTTGAACGCTTCATTCAGTGTCGTGACGCTTGGTGCAGCAACGGAAGTTGCAGTGATATTCGTGCCGCTGGTGTGCGACGCCGAGAACAATGCAAAACCGTCAGCCATCGTTGGGTTGGCGAGGAGTGCGTCGTAGACGACCTTCTCTTGAGTCCGTCGAGCTGCGTTTCCGTGCATGGCTGGGATTCGCGACAGTGCGTCGAGATCGTCGTTGATGACGGTTTCCCAGGTGACGGAGAACTTCTTGCCGAACTTCTCGACCTTGTACGATCGCTTGGAGTCGCTGATCGATCCCTCTGGGTACGGTGCCCCTTCGGGAACCATTTCCAAGTTTGGCGATTCGCCAAGCTGGATGCGGTTGATGTTCTTGAAGTCCTCGACCGATTGAGCTTGGCGAGCCCAAAGCGACCAGGTGTACGGTGCTTCTTCGTAGGCGGCTCGCAACGTCTTTGTTGCTGCGTCGAGCAACAGGTTGGCAAACGATCCGCTGGTATGGTATGCCTCAACCGAACGTCGAACGTTGAGCCGGTTGAAGGTGGGTTCGTGACCCATCGCCATCCGTGCGACGTCTTGGCGAGTGTATCGCTCAGGATTGATTCCCATTCGGCGAACGCAAAGTTCGGCCAAACGGTAAACGCCCAGGTTGCGGAATTGCTCCGATCCTTGGACTTGTGGTGCCTGTCGCTTGACTTGTCCTTGGAAACATCGCTGCACGAGGCCAGCGGATGCCACTTCCATGAACTTGTCTTGCTCGGACACGGTGACTGCAATACTGGAGCCTTCGATGGCTCCGCTTCCCAATGGTGTTTGAGCCATTCTTCGAATAATCTCCTGTCGGGCATCTGCAACAGAAACGTTGTCATCGATGAGCTTGTCTGCGAGTGCCCGATCTTGTCTCGCGAGCTTCACGTCATTGATGATGGTTTGGCGGCGGATCTTTTCGGCAGCGAGTTGGCGTGCAACCTCGGCCTTGACCGCTTCTTCTTGAGATGGTGCAGCGGCGACCATTTCGGCATCCGCTCGAACCGCTTCGCCCTCCATTGGTTTGTCTTCATACATCGATTGGATCTCTGGCATCTCTGGTGCCTCGATCGCTTCCGAGCCGGCTGCACCAGCAAGAAACGTGATGATTTGAACTGGATCGGTCATACCTTCCGGCACGCCGAGTTTTTGAACTGCGGCCATGAGTGCCTCGTCCATTCTCGTAATCCCTTCCCGGTCGCTAGACCGACGAACAGTAGAATTTGGATCTGCACCCGTTGCACAGATCGAAGCGTTGTGTGGCTCCCAAGCGGTGACAATCTCCGCTGGTCCATCTATCACGTTCCCACTCGGAGTCGTGTATCGTTGACCCTCTGGCACGTACTGTCGTGCGAGGACTTGTGCGTCAATGCTGAAGTCGTTGAGGTGTCCCTCGTTGTATCTTGTCGCAATCTTTTGGCTTTCGTCGTCGCTCGCGAACTCGGGAAGTCCAACGAGTGCATCGCCCTCGATCTTGATAGATCGGATGGAACCAAAGACATTGCGAACGGTTTGATCGTTGTGGCTGTCGACAATCGGCAGCTGATTGCGATCCTGACGGAATCGCACTCCGTTCATGAGGAGTACCTGAGCAACCCATTGACGCCTGGCCTCGTCGTAGACCATGACAGGAGTCTCGGTGGCGATGACTGCCTTGCCGTCCTTGATGACTCCGAACTGTCGCTGGATGACCGGCGTTGGATCGTTCTTTGCGATCGCTTGTGCAATCTTCTTGCGACGGATTGCGTTTATTTCGGCAAGTGTCATTGAGGCACCTCGGCTGGCAGAGTGTCGACAGATCCATCCTTTGCGTCATCGATGAGTGCTTGTGCGTTGGCGTCGTTCATGCCGATCGATGACAGGAACACCTTGGCAGTTGCTTCGCCGATCACGCCGTTGGCAAGGTCGTCGAGCGTTTTGGCGATGGCTTTGCGGTTGCGGTTGAACTGAAGGGTTGAGAGTCCCATCATTTCGCCGCTTCCAGTTGGTGCTGGTTCGGAGGATGCTTGGCCCATCGATGATTGAGCGGCTGAGACTTCGACCTGCTGCTGCTGGAGCGTCTTGAGCCCGAGTTGCTCCATGAGTCGCCGCTCCTTGGCCTGTTGATAGAACACCGATCGCCATGACTTGCCACGCTGACCGAGCTCGGTCTGGTACGTGCTCATGAAGTTCTCGATCGCGTCCTTTGCAGCGGCCTGCTCGGATTGAGGATCGACCCATTCCCACTCTGGCGTCTGCCACTCCACCGGAACGGCTCTGCGACGATCACTAAGCAGATCGGCGGAGGAGGGGAACGCCGGCAGGGAGCTGAGTGCCGCGGCGTCGCAAAACGCGTCCCAGGTGGGTTGGAGAAAGTGCCGAATGAGGTACTGCTGCCAGCATCGGAATCGACGACGATCCTCAAGCTGGCTGGTTCGCGACGAGCTGTAGGATGTTTGGCTGTAGTCACGCGCCACGGTTTCGTAACTGAGCCCTGTTCCAACCGCGATGCCTCGGAGAATCAAGGCGATCCAGGGTTCAGCCCCTGCGGTCGGTCGGCCTGGATTAATGCCTTCGACCGATTCGCCTGGCGACAGACGAACAATCTGGCCTGGTTCGAGGTAGTCGAGCTTGTTGCCAGACGCATCGACCGATTCGCCTCCGTCTGGGTCAATTAGCGATCCGATAGGTGTTTCGGTCTTGATGGCGACGGTAAAGCATGAAGCCACTGCGGACGCCTGGAGCTCGTTGTCAACGTAGGTGCCGAGATCGCGAATCCAACTGAGTGCGGGTGCGAACCATGAAACGCCTCGCGTCTGGCCGATGCGATCATGGCGGTAGAGATGCATGATCTCATTGGCTGGGATGCGTTCTGGAGTGCGAGTGAACGTCCAAGGCTGTAGCGGGTGATCCTTGTAGATCCAATAGGCAACGGGTCGACCAAGGTCGTCAAGTTCGACGCCTCGAACGATGCGATTGCCGGTTGCGTTGTCGAGATTGGCGGCGTAGTTGTCTTTGTCGCCAGCGAGTCTATCGGCTTCGATTAGCTCAAGTGCCAATGGAACAGGACGGTAGATCCCTCGGTATTCTCGAGACGGCAGGCGGACGATTCGGATGAGGACTTCGCCAGCTTCGACAATTTCACGCTGTGCGAGTGCTTGCATCTCGTCGAGTGTGTACTGTCCGTTGATTTCGCAGACTTCGGCCCACTCGGCCCAGATTTTGTCTCGCTCATCGTTGATCGACTCGACGTCGTCCCCTTGCGGTGTTTCAAAGGTCGATTGAGCTTTGATTCCACAACCGACGACCGACGAAACGATCGTATCGACGACGCCCCAGGCGTAAGCGTTGTTTCTGACGAGATCGCGACCCCATGCTCGGAGGCGATCGGCTCCAAAGGGACCAAGTAGTTCCTGGTCGGCTGGATTGTTTTTTGGTGCTCGGTTGCTGCTGACTCGAGATGGCTCAGCTCCTTGGTAGGAACGCATGAGCTTTCGAGCTTGCATGCGTCGCACGCCGGCGAGCGGATTGACTGCGGAAATGATTGAGTCGATCAGGTTGGAAATCATCGGCGGTGCCTCGACAACTTGCCAAGGGAGAAACCGCCAGATCCGCTCTCGCGTTCGACCTGAATCTGCAACTGCCGACGCTCTTCGAAAAGAGTGGCTAGATCGAGTTTGGTGACGCTGCGAGAACCAATGGAATACTGAGACGCACCTCCGGTTAGAAGTGCTTCGATCGCAGCGTCGATTTGTACAAGAAGGCTTACAGCAGATGCCATGCATCAAGGATCACATAGCATGCCTGGTGCGTCTATTTGCAATTGCTATGCAGGTTGCAAACGTAGAAAAACTTTATCCTTCCTGTGCCCAGGTGTTGCCACACATGCCACACCGACAATAGCGAATTGATCCGTGTTTGCTGTACACTCGCACGTAGCTCTCGCCTGGCTTTCGACGCGTCACGCACAACGTGCAATCGCGTGGCATGAATCGACGAGGCTCAACGGGAACCTCGGCAACGGGTGCCTCAATCGTTTGCGTTTCTTGTGACTCCTGAGGTCGCTGTTTTTTCCTTGCCATCACCCTCTCCTTTTCGGTATCCAACCGCCCTGACGTTGCTTGAATCGAGTTCCGTGCTGATGCCTGGACTCGACTGGCTTGGCTTGCTTCTGCTTCTCGGCTTGCTGCTTTGCCTGAATCTCGATCTCCGATGGAGCTATTAGCTTGACTCCGCACGCTTCACCGGCTGCCGCGGCCATGTAGGTAGCATCGAGCCAATGGTTGTTGTCGTTGCGGACTGCCCAGTACTGCTTGGTTCCCTTGCCTTCTTTGAACTCGCTAACAAACTCCTCGGCGGTGATGTGCTGGCTGTAGGACGCGTGCCTCTGCGATCCGTCGAGCGTGAACAACGACAGAGATCCTCGACGCAGCATGTTTTGCTCGTCAAAGGTCGGTGTCAGGAATCGCTCGTGGACGAACTGCTTCCAATAGGCTGTATCAAGTTCGTAAAGCCACAATCCAGCAGATGCGAGACGGCTGGGGTGCATGTTAGCACCGGCAATGATTGTGGCCGTGTTCGTC